TTTGGGCCCACACCCATAACGTGGTCACCCACAATAGCGACAGGTTGAATGATCTGTCGTATGTGTTTGTTCTTTTTGAGAAACTTCTCTTTTTCTGACATAGAAAGAAATTCATCCCATTCTATTCCAGAAGCGTCATCATAAAATGTATATGTCGGCATTAAATATCTAACTCCAATTGATTAGGATTTCCTCCCAATCTTTCAATCTTTTTGATTAACTCAGAATTGTGCTCAGTAACCTCTTTAAGTCTTTTTAATACTGCATAATGAGATTCTGTTAATCCAGCCATGTCATGTTGTATTGGAGTCATTTTAGACATGTCCTCATGCAACTTTCTGCCCATGTAATCCCAGTACCCTTCTCTTTGCATAGAAAGTATCCTTCATTTCTAATATATAGTCCTTTTAGAAAGCTAAAAATATACCAGTTGCTACCACATTCAAAGCTACTATTGCACCAATAATTGTTAAACCTAAAATCATAACTTTCTCTCCTAATTGTTATTAAGTTATACTATACCCGATATAGAAGGTAATGTCAAGTCCCTATGTCATTTAACTTCCCATCTGTAGAATATATGATCTCCAATTTCAATAGTACGATACTTAGTCTTTGCCCATGCTGGTTTTACGTAATCTGCATGATAGAATGTCGCACCATCTGTTATATCTATAAGACTGTATTCATTGCGAATCATTCCCTTTGCGATTTCTAGAAAACGTGCATATGTCTTTTTATCTCTAGGCACATCAGATTTACCATCACAATGCCAGCTGAATTGGCATCGATGCCTGATTGGGTAATACTTTCTCATTGCGGGCGATAGATTCTTAATCTTTCTGGTTTTCCAACTCTCTCTAGTCGGGCCCTGTTTTATAACCTGACATACAGTATTGGGAAACCTCTTATCCCTGACTCTATTGAATACAACAAAAGAAACTGCAAGTACGCCTGCAACTCCTTGTCCTCTCGCCTCATGATACATATTCATTGCAAGACATTCTGCCGAAGGTTCCGAGTCTGGAATCTCAGCCTGTACAGGCGATATCATAAGAACCCCTGCAAATAGACCTTCTAGTATTCCCATTTTTTATCCTTTAAAATTGCGGGCGACTTCACCCTCTATAGAGTTATAATAGGTTTTACAAAACTCAATGTCCACAAACGACATAGGTTTGTAGTTGTCCAATACAAAGGTAGCAACTTCTTTGAAATCTGATGCTCCTTCACAAACAGCCCAATCGACTAACTCTTCCATTTCCATCATAAAATTTTTCATCTTACTCATTATGCAATCTCCATCATATCTTCACGATCACCATGACCGTCTTCTTCACACATTCTTACGAACAATCCCAACTGACGGCCGAACGCCTCAATTTCCCAAGGATAGTCGTAGTAATTTAAATTTGAAATATCAACTTTTTTCTTCAAAAACCTAACCACGTTAGGATCAGTATATTCGTACATTTCACCACAAACCCACTGTTTTACATGAACCATTTCGTGGGCAAGGTTAATTAATATATTTCTAAGTGAAACACTAGAGTCGAGCTCGATAGTGTAAGAACGTGGAGTTTTTTTGGATTCCCACTCATCCCAGATGCAAGAACCTTCAATCCCAACTTTTTCAGTTAAATTTCTTACCAATTTAATATCGAGGTACAGGGTGTTCAATAACCTTTTACCCATCAATCTTTCTGCATAATTCCATACAGCAGACTCGACTAGTTTCCTAGTCGATTTGCAAGAGCCTGAGATATTAACAATCATTTATTCTACCCAATCCCAAGCACGATCTACATCAACTGCAAAGTAACCTATTCCAGGCAACTTAGGATCAAAATAGTCATCCCTGATCTCACTCAAAAGCATCCAAGTATGAGAACCATTATCCCACCTGACTTTACATTCATTTAAATGGGGATGAGATTTATCAATCGCAATGACTTCACCAATCTCTTCTGGATGCATAGCACCAAAACAACCTGTGATTTCTGTACCTAATTCGATTTCCATATCTCTTCTCCGTTATGTCTCATTATATTATTATAATAACACATAAAATAAGATAAGTCAAGTAAAATCGTACATTCTAAGTCATTGATTTTAAACGAAAAGTGAAAAAAGTTTTATTCTTTTTCGTAGTCTTCAGCTGCTGCACCGCAAATTGGACAGTCTTCTGTAGGTGGTTCGTCACCTTCATGAATATGGCCACAAACTGGACAAATCCAATTATCCATTTGCTGAACCAGGCGATTGAGGATATGTTTCGTGTTCAATTAACATGAAATTATCATCCCAATCAAACGCTTCTTTTACCACATTTTCAGACAATCCCTTATACTTACGGTGTAGAACACCATCTTTTGCGGCAACAAGAATGTCAGCCTCATCTGGATGTAGAGATTCTAGTAATTGAATAAACATAGATTCACGTTTATTCTGAGATATAAGTGTGTTTCCACCTTCTATATAATGATACAACTTGCGTGATTCATAGGCAAGATTACCATGTTCTGTACCTTCTGGGGCCTCATTCGGTTTATAAGGAACATCACCTTCTGGAAGTAACCATTTGATTTTAGGATCAAAAGAAGATTTAATAACCATCCTTAAAGATGAATCATTATATTTTTTCAAATGAGTGACCTTATCCTTTTTTGATTTAATTTTTCCAAGCTTATCCAGAATTTCGGAATATAGTGGTGAGTAATTATCTGACATTTAGAATTCTCCTATCGATTCAGTGAGGATACTTAACCTCTTTTTTATAAAATAATTTAGTAATTGACTACGATCTCCTGATGGTGAGTCTCTATAAGTATCTAGTATTTCGCTAGACAGCTCTTTTGGTGTATATGTAAGATCAATCAATTTCAAATTCCTTTGATAATTTCTCTTAACCTCATCATTAGGAGCAACGTCCTCAAAATCATGATCTATCCAAGCCGCAATCTTTTTCTTTGTCATAGGTTTCTGTCGCAATCCATCAACAAAGGTATTGTCTGGTGATAACACATTAGGAATGCCGTCACTGGTATCTCCCTTAAAAACATGTTCTTTTATGTATCTAACTGGGTCTTCACCATTTATCATTTTTTTGGTAATAGGACTATACTGCTTCACATTAGGAAACCTCTGTAACTGAATAAAATCTTTATCACCAGAAAGTATCATAATCTCTTCTGCATATTCAGAACATAATGTTGCAATAATATCATCAGCCTCTGCACCATATACCTCTACTGACTTATAGGGCATATGTGTCTTAACTTCATCCTTGATGTTATTTAGACAACCAAAAATTGCATCCCAATCTTTGGTATCTGAGGCCCTTCCCTTCCTACGACTATATTTGTACTCTGGGAAATAATCACGCCTCCAATAGTGTCTAGAATCATAACATAGAACCATCTCACCAAATTCAGATAGAAATCGTGTGCGATACATACGTAAAGAATTAAGAATCATATGTCTTACCATCTCTTCTTCTGGTTCAGATTTCTTGGACATATGCATTTGCATCATAATGTTTGCCATCATAATCTGGCTCATATCAACTAGTATCATGACAACTTATACTCCTTAGTAGGTGTCGGTACGTACATATGAGCGTTAAAACTCATACTTCTCCTCTCCCCCTCACTTTTAAATGGGTAAACAAAGTGCTTTAACCATGAAGGAAATATCAACATCTTTCCAGCTTCGGGTTTGAATTTTAGATTATCACTACGGAACTCTTGGTTCTCACCAAAAGTAAATTCGATCAATCCACTTGCTGGGTAGTGATCTTTGCTATCTTCTACAATCTCATCATGCATCTTAGGTGGTAGTTTAAGATAGATCACACCAGAGAAGTCTCCACTGTGGTGATGTGCTGGATTAAAATCGCCTGCATACTGACTGACAACCCAACTATGAGCCATGTGAATATTATCCATTGAGGGAACTGCGTCATCTGCAATTTTTCTCCACCCATATGCAGTATTGGATTTTATGGATTCTTTCAGATAATCTACACATCCACCCTTCATGACTTGCATAAGAAACTCTTTGTCATCCTTAGCTCTAACAGGAATTTGAACTTCTTTATGCACCTTACCTACGAGTTTGTGCGACCAATCCCACTCCTGGCTTGCAGAATCGCTGTCAAGTACCTTA